CAGTAAGACTGATAAACTTACACAGAATGACTTTACACTACAGATTTAATGGGTAAAATGTTGAAGGTTTGTTGAAGGTTCAAAAACAACCTTCAACATAGAAAAGTGTGTTCTAGGTGTCTAAAACACGGTTTTTTATAAAAATGTTGACGATGTTGACGATGTTGACGGTTTCAGAGATTTCTAGGAAAAGAATTGTCTTTGGTGGTTTTTTATCTACAGCAATTGAAAAAAACGTCAAAACCTTCAACATCGTCAACATCTTCAACACAATAATTACGATATAGGATATATAATGGTTAGGTTAGAGAGTTTGGCACTCAATTGTTGCATTAATACAACAATCTAAAAATATCAATCCTAATACGTATTTAAATAAATAAACTTGTAATACAATATACCACAATTTTTAACAATTTTTAAACGTGAGAACAAAATGAAATACAAAGGTCTTTGGAGTCGTTGGCATAGATTTGATGACGATGGCGTAAAATATATTCAAAAATTTAACATTGATGAAACACCAACACCATTAACTGAAATAGGTTACACTGAATGGCGTAGAGGTACGGGACCACTTGCTCCTGAACATTATAAGAACGTTGCCAATGCGTTACGTGAAATGTGCAAAGGCAAACCTAAAAGTCTTGAGCAAAGACAAAAGATGGCACTAGCAAAGCGTGGCATTCCCAAGAGTGAAGCGCATAAGCAAGCCATGAGCAAAACATGGCAACGTAAGCGCCAAGAAAAGTACCAAGAGATTATGCAACACATGAATCAGAATGAGAAGAAACGTGAGGTAGCGTGATAAAAATATATCGTCAGATAAACAGTGTGTGGACTGTTGTACGATATGGTTGCCCATCATGCGATAAAAATTATAAAACTGTTCATCATGTAGAAAAGCATATTGAGAAATGTAGAATAAATACAATTAAACGTTTAGATAAAGAGGAATTAAAGAACATGCCTATTCAAGCAATCATGAGAGATGGTAAGCGTTATTATCGCTGGGGCGACAGTGGCAAACTGTATGAAAAGCGTGAGGACGCTGAGGCACAAGCACGTGCGGCATATGCGTCAGGTTATAAAGAGAATGAACGCAAAGCCAGTGAGATGGACGGCATTCAAGTTAGATATATTGACCGCATTGAAAAATACAAACGTGGCAATAACACTTAAGGAACTATCATGGCTACACAACGTATGACTGTTAATGGTAGAATAATGTATCGTGACAGTGAGAACGATAGAATGCGAACATCACGTGACAAACAAAGTACCAAGAAAAAAGGTAGTGATGACAAAGTATGTTGGGAAGGTTATCGTTATGGTGGCAGTAATCCTGACGGTAGTGACAAATGTATAAAAGTTAAAAGGTAAAACATGAAAGAACAAGTTACAGACACAACAAGCCCAGAAGGTATTAGTTATACCTATAAACTAATTAAGGGTGCAGATGGTCATCTATACGTTAGTATTCAGCCATTGATGAAAGATATTGCTGAATCAGTACGTAAGATGCAAGAGATGGACGTGAGCCATCTTAGTGATGAGAACCAAAAGATATTTGATTTAAAGATGTTAGGATTAACAACTGTCTATGAATTCTTAGGTGCATTCATTACTGAACAACAGATTAAAGATACGGCAGCAGAACTTAAGGGTGTTGTTCCATTAAACACAGACGATGGTTATCACAGTGGAGGCATTCATGTCAAACACTAATAGACCATTGCGTGGCTTAATCGATAGACCATTCTATACAGGTCACATCAAGAACTTTGATAAGATGACTGTAGAGTTATCACCATACATGACCGAATATGAGATTGATAGTTGCATTGACTTTATGTTTAAATTACAAGACACAAAGTTTGATATCAATCCAAGTGCAACTGATTGTAAGTCACAGTTTGAATTAATGTTTGGTCGTGAACGTTTCTTAGAAATCTGCAAGAAGTGGAATGAAAAGAATCAAAAGTGGCTAACAAGTTTCGGTCAGTTAAAGTATAAGGGTAAGGTAGATGGAGTTATCTATGATGGCTTAGATCCAGAAGATAACCCAGACGATTACGAAAAAATTTATATATGAGTTATAAACCTACACAAGAAATGGCAGCGAATGCAAAACGTGCATTGCTTATGCGTGAGCAAGTATCACCAAGCAATCGTGGTGGCACATTAGTTGGCTTACAACGTGCTAATCAGTTTGCCAAACGTGAGAGTGTAAGTTTAGAAACTGTTAAACGCACGTATAGTTTTTTAAGTCGTGCAGAAGTTTATTATGAGCCAGGTAAGAACACACCAGGCACACAGGCATATTTGTTATGGGGCGGCCCCGCTGGTCTAGTGTGGGCACGTAACATACTAAGCAAAGAAGGATTAATTTAATGCCAGCAACTGAAGTAGATATTCTCGCAACATACCTATGTTGTGCAGAAAAGTTCCATTACATTAAAAGTGCAATTGAACAACGTAAGACATTGGCAAGCACAACTAAGTTGCGTGATCAATTACGTTCACGCACTGCAATGAACAGATTGCATTTTAGTTTAGAACGTAGTTTCGATAACCATATCGAAAAATTAAAACAAGAAAAGGATGTGAAGAATGAAACATCTAGTACAGAAGATCAACATCAATAAACTAAAAGAACAATTAAAAACAATTCGTTTTGCTTTGCCAGAACTAATCGTTGGTATTGTTATTGGTTTGTTAATTGGAGGTTTATTATGAGTAAACAAGGTGGCGCACGTGAAGGCGCAGGTAGACCTAAAGGCACTAAGAATAAAATTAGTGGCGTAACAATTTTAGATGCAGTTGAACAACAATGTGGCAAACCATTTGAGCAACTGTTAGCAGAGGGTTATCATATGACCATTCTTGCTGGTGACATGCCTGCAAGACAACAATATGAAAAAATGATATTGAGCAAAGTTGTTGCTGATAAACATGAGATTGACCATACAACGTTAGGTCAAAGTTTGCATGCGGCATTTAACTTCCCACCAAAAGAATTACCAGATTGGTCTGAACAAATTCAACAGATTCCAGTAACTATTACCGTTGATGCAAAATCAAATTGATATTCCGCTTTACGGCGAACAAAGTACGATATTACAAGACTGGCTTACAACTGATAAGCACAGTATTGATATCGTGCCAGTAGGTAGTGGCAAGACGTTTCTTGCCGCGATAGCATTACCTATATTCGCTAGTGATGTGAAATATCATAAAGGTAAAGATATCATATACAGTGCGCCCACAGGGGCAATGATTAAATCTCTCATATGGGAGCCATTAAAACGTAGTTGTATGGAACACTTTGGATTGATTGATGGTAAAGATATCAACAACAGTGAACTAACAATTAAGTTTCCCAATGGGGTGTTTATTCGTTGCAAGAGTGCAGAACAGCGAGAAAATCTCCGAGGACTGAACGTGGGTGTATGGATCGCTGACGAAGCCGCACTCTATACTGCTGATACTCTGCAAGAGATAACAAACCGTCTCAGACCTAAAGTGGGTCAACCAGATACAGCAGGTCGATTGATTGTAATCTCGACGCCCAATGGTACTGGCCCATTGTATGATTTGTTTGAGATGGCACTAAAGATGCCTGACAAATATATTGTTCGTCATTACAATTATGAGCAGATGCGTAGTGGTAATCGTCAATTCATTGAAGAACAGAAAAAGATATTATCACCCCTCAAGTTCGCACAAGATTATCTTTGCCAATGGGAAAGCGTGGCTGACATGTTTTTCTATACGTGGGACAAACATAAACATTGTGGTGATGTGTTTGACAGAGGTGGCGACATTTATACATTTCATGACTGGAACAAACGTGTCATGTGTGCAGTCGTTGCGCAGGTTACTAGAGCAGGACAAAGTGATGGTAAGATTGAAGTATTGAAAAGTTATGCGATACCAGATTGTGGTAGTGAAGGTATTGCAGAAGCAATTCGTTTAGATTTTCCTCAACGCAGAATCTATTCTATCATCGACATGAGTGGCGCACAAACCAATCGTGATACTACAAGTCCTTTTGGTGTAACAGACAAAACTATTTTGGAGAAGTATGGCTTTCAGATTGTTAATAGCCGTAAGTCTAACCCTCTTATTGCTGACACTGACAATACCAGTAATGCATTTATTAATCGTAATGGTCTTGTTGTACCTATTAGCGAGAAACATTTGATTGAAGCAATGCAAACATATCATTATGAAGATGCAAGTCGCAAAAAGTTAGTCAAATATACTGAGCAAAAGTATGCTCACATTGACGGCTTAGGCGACTGTATTCGTTATGGTATTCATCACTTGTTCCCAATTCAACATGACAGTTTGCCTGGCAATATTGGTGAGTATGTTAACAGTGATCAAAGATTAATGAACAGAATTAGACCAGGCGTAGAACACATGCCACCAAGTCCATTGTATCCAGGTGGACCTACATATGAAGAAATCATTGGCATGACTGAGACTGATAAAGATTATATGACATGGTAAGGGAGTAAAGTATGGCAGGCAGAGGAAGACCAATTGGCACAACAACACCTATCAAAGATAGATTGTTGCGCAAGATTGTAATTAATGAATATACTGATTGCTGGGAATGGCAAGGCGGTAAAAATAATGTAGGTTATGGATTAATTCGTGACGAACATGGCATGCGTACTACGCATCGTGTGAGTTATGAATTATATAAAGGTAACATTCCCAAAAACTTATGCGTATTGCACAGTTGTGATAATCCTAAGTGTGTAAACCCTGAACATTTACGTTTAGGTACACGTAAAGATAACACACAAGATATGATTAGTAAAGGTAGAACAAACTATATTGGCATGCATAAACCAATGACTTGTGTACACTGTGGCTTTACTACAACGCCACCCATGATTGCACGTTGGCATGACAATAACTGTAAACACAAACCAAATAGTATAAATACAATATCTACTAAATCGACAAATGCATGTGCGTAATTTGCAACGTGAGAGACAATAACATATGAAGACCTCAGAACTATTAAAGAAAAGTCCAATCTATTCTGCCATTTATGACCAGATGTTAGGATATCAATATGCCTATCTTGGGGGATATACTTTTAAACAGTATGTTCGCAAGAAAAGACCAAGCGAAGATAGCAATCTATGGACTGATTTAATCAGTAATACTGTTGCACAACCTATTTGTCGTTACATTGTTGACACAATCAACGATGTATTGTTTGAGCCAGGCGTTAAACGCAATCTACAATTCTGTACACCTGCAGGCGCATACATAAACCCTAAAAACACTGAGTGGGTAGATTTATTCACACTAGATGCAGACTTAAACAACAGAACTATGACTGCATTTATGGAAAGTGTAGGCGATTTAACAAGTATTTTTGGTCATTGCTGGGTTGCAGTTGACATGCCACAAATGCATGAAGGTAACTTAGGCAGACCTTATGTTTGCGCACTTAGCCCATTAGACGTTTGGGACTGGGAGTTTGATTATTATGGTGGAAGACCAATTGTCAAGTATGTAAAAATCAAAGAGATGGAAGACGAAGATTGCTATTACATCAAGTGCTATCATTTAGGCAGTGCAACTGAACCAAGTTACTGGCGTAGTTATGAAGTTGAGAAGGGCGCTAATGGCGTAAACCCTGATAAGCCAGCAGAACTAATTGGTGAAGGTACATTCCCAGTTGGCATGAGTATTCCTGTTTTCATCAGTTATGGTCGCAGAGACCCACGCAGTATCGACATTGGCGTAAGCGATATCGATGCCGCAACAGATGCGCAACGTGAACACTATAAATTAGAATGTGAAGCATACAGTGCTTTACAATTCGCACATACATTA